GCCAGCCCATTGGTGAGTAAGGAAATTGGCAGTAATGCCGTGTTTTTTATTCAACCAATGGAGCTTTACAAATGGCAAATTCATTCAGCAAAGAGGAGCGCGTAGCGTTCGAGGATATCCTCGAAGGTTTCAACGATGCTCTGGTCTTGTCCCGCAACGTGTCCGTTTACAACACCGACGGCTCGATGATGGAACGGACAAATAACGTCATCTATCGTCCCCAGCCGTACATCGCCCAGAGCTTTGATGGCATGGATCAGACCAACAACTTCACGGCCTACACGCAGTTATCCGTTCCCGCTACGCTCGGCTTCCAGAAATCTGTGCCGTTCATTTTGGATGCATTGGAACTGCGTGATGCCCTGCAAGAAGGTCGCCTCGGTGATGCTGCCAAGCAGAAGCTGGCAAGTGATATCAACATCGCCATCATGAACAGCGCAGCCAATCTCGGTTCGCTGGTGGTCACTGTCAGCACCGCTGCCGGCGACTACGACGACATCGCTTTGTGCGACAGCATCATGAACGAGCAGGGTGTCCAAGCCTTTGACCGTTACTTGGCACTGTGCAGCCGCGATTACAACGGCATTGCCGGCAACATCGCTGGCGGCGCTACTGGTGGTGGTGCATCGCGTAGTTTTAGCGGTAACAAGTCGAACAACGCTTTCGAGCGTTCGTATGTCGGCATGGTTGCAGGCTTTGAGACCTACAAGCTGGACTACTCCAACCGCATTTTGGCGGCTACTGGTGCAGATCCAACGATGAGTACCCTGGCTGCTGCAAACAACTACTACGTGCCTGTGGCAACACAGACCGCAGTGACCGGCGAAACGCAGAACGTGGACAATCGTTTCCAGACGATCACTGTGTCCAGCACCACCGACCTTCCAGCCGGCACTGCCATCGAGATCCAAGGCGTTGAAGCCGTGCATCACATCACCAAGCAAGGTACTGGGTTTTCCAAAACCTTCCGTGTTGTGAGCGTGTCGTCTGCGACTACTTGTGTGATCACACCTCCAATCATTTCTGCCCAAGGCGGGACTGATGCCGAGTTGCAGTATCAAAACTGCATCGTGACAGCAGCCGCTGGTCGCACTGTGAACCGCCTTAACGTGGATGACGCACCAATTAACTGCTTCTGGCAAAAAGATGCGCTGGAGATCCTGCCAGGCCGTTACGCTGTGCCTTCCGACGCTGGTGTCGCAGTGATGCGTGCATCTACAGACCAGGGCATCGAGGTGGTCATGCAGAAGCAGTACGACGTGAACACGATGAAGACCAAGTATCGTTTGGATACCCTTTTCGGCGTGGTCAATAAGCAGCCTGAGATGTCCGGCATCCTGTTGTTCAACCAAACTCCTTAAGGAAAAATCATGAGTTACAACGTAGTTTTTGCACAAGGTACTGTTACCGTAACCGTGCCAGCCGGCGAGAAAATCGCCGTTCAAGCCTACTCATCGGCATCCGTGTTCCAAGAAGTTGGTTACCCCAATTTCCCAGAGTCACAGGATCTGCTGCAAGTAGTCGACAACACCACCTATGTGTCCGGTGCGTTCACCAATGCCACCAGCGTGACCATCCAGGCCGGTGCATCAGGCGCACTTTACGCCGTGGGTGTTTCGCCCGTCATTTCTGACGATGGCAATTGGCAACTTCAGGGCGCACCTGGTGACGTAACCGATGGCGGCGCAATGATTGCCACAGCAGCAAATGTGCTAACTGGCATTGTCACTGCAACGCCTACGACAACCCGTTCCATCCAGATGCCAACAGGTGCAAACCTTGATCTGGCAACAGAGTGGGCGATTGGTCAGGCGTTTGACTTTAGCGTCATCACCTTGGCTGCATTTGCTTTGACTATCACGGTCAACACAGGTGTAACCATTGTTGGCTCTGCTGCAACTGCTGCAACGTCTGGTGCATCCGCACGTTTCCGTCTTCGCAAAACTGCTGCTGATACCTTCATCGTGTATCGGATTGGCTGATAAACCAGACGGGTCAGCAGAGATGTTGGCCCGTTCTACCGGAGATTGAAATGATGAAAAAAGGCTATTCAGATAAAACTGTTTCCAAGAACATCAAAATGGAAATGAAATCAGGCAAGCCCCAAAAGCAGGCTGTTGCAATGGCACTTGGCATGGCAAGCAAGTCGGCAAAAGCCGCTGGTAAGCCAAGCAAAGCACCGATGAAGAAATGATCAAATCAGCCGCCATCGTCAAGACCAAGACTCTCAGCCCCCGGCAAGAGTTGCGGTTGCAAAAGCGCAAGCTGAAGAAGTTACAGACCAAAGAGCGCAAGGCGAACAAGAAAGTTCACCCATCACCGATGAGCAGCCGTGTCCGTCACACGGTCATTGATGTCGTTGAAGAAGCGCCAAAGGATGACAGCCCCCCGACCCGTGATGAAATGTTGCAGCAAGCCGAGACGATTGGGCTGAAGGTTGACAAGCGCTGGTCAGATGCAACCCTGTTGAAACACATCGAGGAATTGCAATGGGCTACACAAAACGACAATTCATAAGTGCAGCCTTTGAAGAAATTGGCCTAGCGTCTTACGTCTTTGATCTACAGCCAGAGCAGCTGCAATCAGCCCTGCGCCGACTTGATGCAATGATGGCCGATTGGAACGGTAAGGGCATTCGCTTAGGTTATCCGCTGCCATCCAGCCCCCAGGATAGCGACCTGGACGAAGAGACCAACGTGCCTGATTCGGCTTACGAAGCAATCATTTGCTCGCTTGGCATCAGGCTGGCTCCGAGTTTTGGCAAGACGGTGATGATCGAAACCAAGACCACCGCCAAGCAGGGCTACGACATTCTGTTGCAACGCGCCACATTCCCGCTTGAACAGCAACTGCCAGGCACGATGCCGGCTGGCGCAGGCAACAAGCCGTGGAGGGTGTACGACAATCCGTTTATCAGGCCACCGGCCAACCCGGTTACTGCTGGCCCTGATGGGCCTCTTGAATATTACTAAGGACAGTCATGCCAACGATCAACCAGTTACCCGTTCTCAGCACGATTTCCAGTGGCGATCAGTTACCCGTCTACTCGCCCAACAATGGGGATGCAAGGCGCACCAGTATCGGCAGCTTGCTGACGTTCTTCCAACAAAGTTTTGCATCGCCAACGCTGTCAACAAATCTCTACGTGCCTGGCTCTGGTTTCAACATCACCGTTCCAACCCCTGTCAGCAATGACCAGTGGATGCTGTTACAACCTGCTGGAACACTGGCAACCGGCACGATCACTCTGCCGTTGAACACTGGCGTTCCTGATGGCACTACGGTGCTGATTACCACAACGCAAGAGATCACCTCGCTGACGATTGCTCTAAATGGTGCAACAGCGATTTTTGGTGGCGTGTCGTTCTTGGGTGCAGGCACAGCAACAGCAATCAGGTTTTATCAGCCGACAAACAGTTGGTATCAGATCAACGCTGATGCAGTTTATGCAGCTGGTATCCAAGCGTTCTTAGCCGTGCCATCAAGCGCCAATCTACGGGCGGCAATGACCGACGAGACCGGCACAGGCGTTTTGGTGTTTGCAACCAGCCCGACGCTGACAACCCCGACAATCACAAACCCAACCGTCAGCACTGGCACATTCACCAGCCCTGCATTGGTGACACCAGCACTTGGCGTAGCTACAGGCACAAGCCTAGCAGCGACTGCCGCAATCACTTCATCTGGCACGGCTGGCGTAGGCTATGCAACAGGCGCAGGCGGTGTTGTTACCCAAGGCACAAGTCGCACCACAGGCGTGACGCTGGACAAGACTACAGGCGCAATCACCTTGTTTAGCGCTGCCGGCACAACAACCGCAACCACGTTCACCGTGACCAATAGCACCGTGGCGGCAACCGATGTGATCATCCTCAACCAAAAGTCAGGTACGGATCTGTACGACTTGATGGTGACAGCAGTGGCCGCTGGAAGTTTTAATCTCACATTCCGCACTACTGGCGGCACTACCACTGAAACGCCGGTCTTTAACTTTGCCGTTATCAAAGCTGTAGCTGCGTAATGAAAACGCCAGCCTTTGCCCGAAAAGAAGGCCAGAATCCTAAAGGTGGATTGAACGCCAAGGGTAGAGCCGCTGCAAAGGCCGAAGGCATGAATCTGAAGCCTCCGGTCAAGTCTGGTGACAATCCGCGCAGGGCGTCGTTCCTGGCCCGTATGGGTGGCAATCCTGGCCCTGAGTACAAAGACGGCGAACCAACCCGGCTGCTGTTGAGTCTGAGGGCCTGGGGCGCATCGAGCAAAGCTGATGCACAAGCCAAGGCAAAGAAAATCTCCGCACGAAACAAGGCGAAGTAATGCAAATTCCAACTGAAAACCGTTTTTATGTGTATGAGCATTTACGCTCAGACACTGGTGCGGTTTTTTATGTTGGCAAGGGAACTGGCAAACGATGCACAGTAAAAAGCCATCATCATCGTAATGAATTCTGGCAACGGACTGAACGCAAGGCTGGTGGATTCTGCGTTCGCATGGTAGCTAGTGATTTGGACGAAGAACTAGCATTTTTAATTGAACAAGAGCGAATATCGCAACTTCGCATGATAGGCACCAGGATTTGCAATCTGACAGATGGTGGCGATGGAACATCTGGGTGGGTAAAAACAAAAGAATGGCGTGAAAAAGTTGGCGCAGCGCATCGTGGCAAAGTTATTTCACTCGCTACTCGATTAAAAATATCTGCTTCAGTTACCGGATACAAACACACAGATGAAGTAAAAATAAAGATGTCTGTATCACGACTTGGAATGCAGAACACACTGGGGCACATACACTCAAACGAAACAAAACAAAAAATGAGTGTTGCACACATTGGCAACAAAAGCAGAACCGGACAAAAAAGAAGTGATGATGAGCGTGCAAAACAAAGCGCATCAATGCAAGGCCGGCCACAAGCTATTTTTACTTGCCCACATTGTGAAAAAAATGGCGGTAATGCAATGAAGCGTTGGCATTTTGACAACTGCAAGGAAAAACAGTGACCCAAATTGCAATTTTGAACGGCATTTATGCTGACAGCACACCAGAGCTGCGGACAAGCTATCCCGTCAACTTTGTGCCAGTGCCAAAGCAATCAGGCATCAGCGCTGGATTCCTTCGCCCTGGTGACGGTCTTGTGGCCAACGGCACAGGCCCAGGCATTGACCGCGGCGGTATCAATTGGCAAGGCAATTTGTATCGCGTGATGGGTACAAAGCTGGTGGAGATCGACAGCGCAGGCACAGTGACGGAATTGGGTGATGTTGGTGGGCCGACAACAGAACTGGTGACGTTTGATTACAGTTTTGACTTGCTGGCGATTGCATCCGGTGGGCGGCTGTATTACTGGAGTGGCACAACACTCACGCAAGTGACAGACCCCGACCTTGGCACAGTACTTGATGTGGTTTGGGTGGATGGATACTTCATGACCACCGATGGAGAATTCTTGGTTGTCACAGAGTTGACTAACCCGCTTGATGTAAACCCACTGAAGTACGGCAGTTCAGAGGTAGACCCCGACCCGGTAGTGGCTTTGCTCAAGCTGCGAAACGAGATTTATGCGCTGAACAGAAACACCGTGGAAGTGTTCGACAACGTGGGCGGCGAGTTATTCCCATTCGCTCGGATTGATGGCGCACAACTACAAAAAGGCGTTGTCGGCACACAAGCCTGTTGCGTCTACATTGAGCGCATTGCATTCTTAGGTAGCGGCAGAAACGAAGCACCAGGCATCTACATCGGCGCAGCAGCCACCACACAGAAAATCAGCACGCAAGAGATTGACAACCTGTTGCTGAACTACAGCGAGGCGCAGCTGGCCCTGGTCAAACTGGAGGCACGCAACGACAAGGCGCATCAGCACCTGTACGTTCATTTGCCAGACCGCACTATCGTTTATGACGCAGCGGCATCGCAGGCGCTAGAAGATCAAGTCTGGTTTACGCTCACCACCACCTTGTCAGGCTTTGCTCAATACCGTGCTAGAAACATGGTTTGGGTCTACGACAAATGGATGATTGGAGATCCGCAGTCCAGTACCATTGGATACTTTGTGCAAGACACTGGCCATCATTGGGGTCAGCAGGTTCGATGGGAATTCGGAACGCTCATCGTTTACAACGAAAGCAACGGGGCATTGTTTAACGAGTTGGAGTTAGTCAGTCTCACCGGCTCGGTGGCACTTGGCAAGAATCCGCAGATCAGCACCAGCTACAGCGTTGACGGCAAGGCCTACAGCCAGGACCGCAGCATCAGCGTCGGCACGATAGGCTCAAACAAGCGCCTGGCATGGTTCCAGCAGGGTCATATGCGGAACTGGCGCATTCAGCGATTTCGCGGCGATAGTGACGCTCACCTGTCCTTCATGCGCCTGGAAGCGCAGATTGAAGCATTGGCCTACTGATGGCAACTGCGCCTATTTCTCGCCGGCTTAATCTCACGCGCGATCAGCTTGCGGCGTTTCTGACCGACCAGCAACAGATCAGACAGTTTGAGTTGTTGTTTTCGACGGTTGACACCTTACAAGTCATTGTCGGCACAGACTTTGAGTATCAGGCAGACACAGCCGCAGCAAATGCCAATAACGCACTAGCGCAAATCAGCGCACTATCGCAAGATGCAGCAGTCAGCGCAGCAATCATTGATGGCAAGACCACCCTAGCACTGGATCAGATTGCAACCTTGGCGCAAGAAACGTCTGTCAGCATCGCGTCAGCCGAGAACAAAGTCAACCAGGCAATGGCCCTAATCGCTCAACTGACAGCGGCTGTGGAAGGTTTGCAGATGACCCCAGCCCCGCGAGAGTTCAAGCGCAGCCGGTACGGATCGTTCTACGACACCACAACACAGACGGCCACGATCATCAACACTGCCAAAGCCATCACGTTCAACACGACTGATCTGAGCCAGGGTGTGTTTCTGTCAACTACATCAAGGGTAATGGTAGACACAGAAGGCGTTTACAACTTCGACACATCATTTCAGCTTGATAAAACTGCTGGTGGCACAGGAATATTCGACTTTTGGTTTCGTTTAAATGGTGTGGATGTAACAGACAGCACCAGCAGAATCAGAGTTCAGGGTAACAATGCCGAAGTTTTTTCATCGTTAAATTATTTCTTTGATCTCAAAGCAAATGACTATGTTGAACTGATGTTTGCAGTCACTGATCTCACCGTCGAAATTACTGCCTTTCCAGCGGCTGTACCGCATCCAGGCATTCCGTCCATCATTCTCACTGTCAACAATATCGGAGGTATCCAATGACTGTATCAATTAAGGTGCTGATTCCAGCAAAGCAGGCAGAGAACGCACAAACAACACAGTACACGGCCACCAACTGCAAGGCTCTGATTGACAAGTTCACTGCCACCAACACCAGCGCGGCCAACGTCACGATTAGCGTCAACCTGGTGACCAGCGGCGGCAGTGCGGCTACTTCCAACTTGATCGTGGATGCTCGCAGCATTGCACCAGACGAGACCTATACATTCCCTGAGTTGGTTGGCCAGGCACTTGAACAAAGCGGATTCATCAGCACGATTGCCGGTGCAGCCACATCATTGACCATCCGCGCATCAGGCCGCGAAATCACCTAAAGGATTGCCATGAAACAATTTATGATGATTCCCAAAGGCTTTGCCGGCCTGCCGATGGATGAAGAATTCATCACCAACGCAGAGAACAAAAAGAACTACGCCATCGCGGTCCAAGATTGGAACTACGGACCCGAAGTGCCGACCAACGAACTAGGCGCAAACAAACCGTTTTATGTAGGTCTAGCAGAGGCCATGCAATGCAACGAGAAGGATGCACGGCGCAAGCACTGCTCCAATTGCGAGTATTACGACAACACCTTTATGACCCAGGTGAAGATTGAGCGCATCCCGATGGCGTCTTACGACAAGGGTGCAGGGTTCAGAGGCCACTGCGAAAAGCTGAACTTTATTTGCAACGATATGCGGGTTTGTCAGGCATGGGAAGAGCGCGAATCTGAGATGGATTGACGGAATGATGAAATGTGGGAAAATGATGATGCTGAGTTATGGCATCCAGCGGCCTGCCCTTAACAGGAGTTGTGCATGACTGATTGGCTCAAAGAGAACCTGAAAAGGATTCTGCCAGCGCCAGCCGTTGATTGGCTACTCATGCTATATGAGGCCATCCAAGTCTTTGACGATGTGGCAGACGGCGATACGGTAAAGCGCGAAGACCTAAATTCGGTGATTTGGAATACCCTGGTTGGCATGAATCAGAATTCATTCTGGATTGCCAATTCTCACAATTTAGCGCCAGTTGTTGCCACAGCAATTTTGAAATGGCAGGCATCAGATCATGCCGAGCGCACTGGCAAAGCAGAT